TGATTCGAAAGAGCGTGTAGAGAAGATCCTTGGCACTGAGTTCTCAACCATCTACATAGAAGAAGCCTCACAGGTGCCCTACGAAGCGGTGACAAAATTGCAGACCCGTTTGCGTGAAGAGAGCGGTATGTCGAAGCGCCTTTTCTATGCCATGAATCCGAGCGGCACCAATCACTGGGCACACCAGATGTTCATTAAGCACCTACTACCCACAGGCGAACCGTGGACACGGGAACACGCCTCCCTGCTTATGAACCCTGAGAGCAATCTGGAGAACCTCTCAGAAGACTACCTTGAGGAATTGGCTGCCCTACCCAAGCGAGAGCGACAACGCTTTCTTGAGGGCAAGTGGCTCAATGACATCGAGGGCGCTATCTGGACAGATCAAGACATCGTGAACGCAAAGGCCAAGGAACCAGGGTCGATAATGCGAACGGTTATTGCAGTGGACCCTGCTGTATCAAACACTTCTGGCAGCGACGAATGTGGAATCATCGTATGTTCTGTAGATGAGAATGGTGATGGTGTCATCGAGGCAGACTATAGCGGCAAGATGGCTACCACAGCATGGGCCAAGCAGGCCGTAAAAGCGTGGCATGAATTCGACGCCAATGAGATCGTCATCGAGACGAATCAGGGTGGCGATCTTTGTGTTGACGCTATCAAGAATGTTCCCGGTGGTAGTGGCATCAAGGTAGTAAAAGTCCATGCTGCAAGAGGAAAACAGGCCCGTGCCGAGCCCGTCCAGGCTTTGTACGAGCAGAAAAAGATCGCGCATCTTGAGGGCCTATCAGATCTTGAAGATGAACTTGCGAACTGGGTTCCTACAGGAACGACCGCATCACCAAACCGACTCGACGCTTGCGTTTGGGGCGTAACACATTTAATGCTTCGTAACACACGCAAGCGTATACACATTGGGGGCGCACGGTAATGGCATTCTGGAATCGTAAGAAGGTAGTAACGGAGACGGCCCCGCAGCAAAGAAGCCGTGTATCAGAAAGCGCTGTGCTCGGTCAGGGCGATGTGCTTGAGAGAATCCTTGGGCTTGGTGCAGCAGGTGCTCACCAGAACGCCAGAACCGCCAGTGGCGCACTATCCCTATACGACAGTTCGACAGCCGTGTCCGTGCCAGTTAACGCCGTGGCAGAATCGTTTGCACAACTAACGCCCGTGCTCAGGTTCGATGATGGTAGCGTGGAGAAAGATCACGAGTTGCTCCAGTTGCTAAAGCGCCCTTCCCCTTTCTTCGATGGCCGGTTGTTTGCTGAGACCCTTGCCAAGAACTACCTTATCACCGGAGAGTGTTTCGTTGTGGCAGTGGGCCGTATTAACGCCCCGCCCATACAACTCAATCCAGTGTCACCTGCTAACGTAAATCTTGAGACGGCGCTACACAGCCTTGTTGCAGCGTTCGAAGTTACCAACGACCTTATGGCCGACACGTATCCGGCCGAAGAGGAAAACGCCCTGAGCGTAAGGTATCTGGACCAGAGACAGCTCAAGGAAATTCAGCAGATCCGGTCATACAGCACAAGCGGTAACAGCACCCTACGAGGCCAAAGCCCGCTTGTGTCCGCAGCCAAAGAAGTGAAGCAGCACATCCTCGGTGGTGTCCACAACTCATCCTTGCTATCCCGTGGCGGTAGGCCCACAGCGAACTTCCACTTCGAAGAAGACCTTAACGAAGATGACTTCCTTGAGGCCCAGGAGCGTGTGCAAAGCAACTACTCTGGTGCAGAGAACGCTGGTATGGTGGCCGTTACAGCAGGCCCCTCCCTACAGATTACCGAGCTTGGCATTAACATGCGTGACATGGACTTCGCCGCATTGCAGCGAATGATTCGACAGGTCATGGCGCAGGTTTACCATGTGCCGCTACCGTTGATTGACCAAAGCAGCCAGACATTCAACAACTATGAGACGGCCAAGGAAGCGCTTTTCGATGACGCTGTTGGCCCCCTTGCTGGTAGGATCTATGCGGGCCTTGGCGAACTTTTGCTACCCCGCTATAGCCTCGATCCGGCACAGGTACAAATTGCATTCGACCCGGAGCAAGTACCCGCCCTTGAGAGACGACACTTCGAGAACTTGAAGTTCCGGCGTGACCTTAACATCGAGTCACTGAACGAACTTCGTAGTGGTGCTGGCCTTGACGATTACGACGAAACTGCCGAGGGTGGAGACGCTATCTACCAGCCCAGTAGCCTCACCAAGATCGGCGCTGACCCACTGGGCGATCCGTTTGCCGGAGACATTGGTGGTGGTGGTCCCCCTAACGATGACGCCGATGATCTTGATGCGCCTGTTGACCCGGCTGCACCGGCCGTCCCTGTAGAGCCTGATGACGAAAGTGCCCACGGTAAGACGGGTGCCAAGGAAGCCGTTACCGGAGCCGCTGGTGTGAACAACCATACACACAGTATCCCCGATGGCGCATCGAGTGGAACAACCTCCACAAGCGAAGGACATACACATTCCTTCGATACCTCCAACGCACGAACAGGAGTTACTAATGACCACTCCCACACAATTTGAGCCAAGCCATACCCACCACATGCGATTGTGGGAGGTAGAGAAAGGCTCCGATGGCGAGCCCGATACACTGGTATTAGGTGTGCCGGAGATACGAACCACGACGCTACCGAGCGCCAACGCAGTGCCTTCCTTCGCACATGAACACATCATAGCCTTCGATAACTCGATGCCAGTGGCGATGTGTGAGGACATCATAGAACGATTCGATCGTGACCCAAACCAGTACCAAGGCGTCACCATTTCCAGTCAGGGCGAGCAACGTATGCACAGAGAGCACAAGTCCTGTATGGAGGTTCGCGTAACAGATGACCCTGCATGGAAAGACATTGATGAGGCTATGGCGAAGTTGGTTCGTCAGACAGTAGCCGATCTTCGAGCCTACAACCCTGCCCTCAAGTACATGGGTGACGTGAAGGACGATGGCTACAGGATAAAGCGTTACAACAACGACGGTATAGACCACTTCGGTTGGCACTCAGACAACACTGGCTCAGGTAGTGACACCCGCTATCTGGTTTTACAGTGGTATCTTAACGATGTTGCCGAAGGTGGCGAGACACAGTTCCGTCGTCAGAACATCGGCGTGAAGCCTGTGCAGGGTAGGGTAGCGTGCTTCCCTCCCTACTGGACACACGAGCACAGAGGCGACAAGCCTGTTAGTGAACCCAAGTACGTAATCTCAAGTTGGGTAATGACGTAATGGCATCGAGATTCGACTTCATCACGAAACAAGCAGCCAAGGTAAAGCACCTTAACGGAGGCGTGATAGAGGTAGGTGTGTTCCGTGGGTATAGCGCTCGACACCTTGTGTGGGCGCTACCAAAGAAGCAGATACACCTGTTCGACACATGGGAAGGTATGGACGATCTCGTAGACCTCAGTATAGATCAGGATAGGTGGGCAGGATATTCGAACGTCGATTTCGAGGTAGTCCACGATTACCTAAAGGCACAGGTTGGAGACAAGCTGTTTGAGAACATCAGTTTCTACAAGGGAGTGTTTCCCGCAACAGCAGAGGGTATGGAGGACGAGAGGTTCTGTTTAGCCCACATTGATGTTGACCTATACCACTCAACGAAGGATGCCTGTGAGTGGATATACCCGAGAATGGTTCGTGGTGGCATCATGATGTTCAACGATTACTCCTGCGGCGAATGTCCCGGAGCAACGAAGGCTGTTGATGAGTTCTTCGCATCTAAGCCAGAGACGATTAACTGTGAAGGCACAGAGAGAACAGAGGTAACGATTTTCTAATGGCTACAGCGGCACAACGCGCAGCGAGGGATACACAACTGAAACTCAAGTTCGAGCGGAAGTTGAAGCCCAAGATCAACAAGATTCTGAACGAAGTCGCTCGGGATGTTGCTGGGGCTATCTCGAATAACGGCGTTGTTGCTGCGTTGTCCGTAGGCACAAGGGCTGCCGAGATAGAGGCTGTTCTCATAACTCATTATGAGGACGTGGGTAAAATCTTCTCTCGGCAGCTAACGAATAGGCTACCTAATCCGGTGTCAGTAACCGGTGCGGAGCGAACGATTATCGAGGCCGAGCTAACGCAGGTCTACAAACAAAGAGCATCGGCTCAGGCACAGAGGATTGCGAGCACGACGATCAACAATGTTCAGCGTTCGGTAGCATCCCAACTTGCTGTGGCTGGAGTCGATGCTTCTGACACACGAACCCTTGGCAGAAACGTTGGCGCACAACTCTCCAAGCACTTCGGTAAGCGTGCTACAGGGATAGCCTGTGTAGAGACACAGCACAGTGCTGAGGTAGCCAAAGAAACAGAGATTCAGGTTGTCACGCCTAACACTGCAACACCCACAAAAGAATGGGTCAGTCAGGGCGACAACCGAGTACGTGACGCACACCTTTCAGCGGACGGCCAAGTGGTCGCCGTGAATCAACCGTTCATCGTCAAGGGCGAACGGCTAATGTATCCCGGCGATCCCGCTGGGTCACCGGGGAACATCATCAATTGTAGATGTTCGGCACAGGTAGACGAAGGCGAGATTATATCTCAACGAGGAGCATAAGATGATTATTGTAGAACACGTCACAGGACGAATTGACGAGACACAAGAGGCTACCAGAAACGGTCAGCCTGTAGGTCGAGTCTCCGGGCTCCTTACAACTTTCAAGCCCGATAGGCCCTTCGATAGCCGTGCGCTACCAGAACGATTCGAGTCGGGCGCTTTCGAGGAGACGCTGAAGACGCACCGGGAAAGGAATAACCGTCCGATCCGTATGCTGCTGGAGCACGATCCCCGAGCACTGCTGGGCGGATTCCCGATCGACATGGTGAACACAAACTCAGAAGGGCTACACGCCACTGGCGAGATCAATCTCAATACGCAACTCGGGCAGGAAACATTCGCCCTTGCACAGCAAGGCGTGCTCTCTGACTTCTCGATTAGCTACACGGTAACCGAGTCTCACGATGATAATGGCAGCCTAATCGCTGACAGTATCGAGTTGTTTGAGGCCAGTATCGTAGGCGAGCCAGCAAATCAGGGCGCAAGAATCACGTCCCTGGAGTCCCTTACGACCCGTGAGTTGGAGCATATCCTGATGGGTACGCACAAGTTCACCCGGACTATGGCCCGTGCAGTGGCAGCCCAGATCCTCGAAGTCGAGGAAGCGGCTGTGAAACAAGTCGAAGAGGACGCCCTAAGGGACTTCATGGTCAGTATGACAGAAGATCCTGACAACGAGTCTGAAGAGAGTCTTATCTCTCAACTACGAGAATGGAAAGATTCTCTATAGAATTTCACGGTATGCGGGACGCTGCCGAGGATCAAATTGTCTTTATGCGGGACGCTGAAGACGGCACAACGGACCATGCGAGACGCTGGACTGTGTGTTTCACTCAAATCGAATGAAACGAAGGAGGACTAAATGTCCGATATCAATAGCGATTTCGCCGAGTTCCGCGCAGAGCTGGACAAGCGAATCCCCAGTAAGGAGACTCTTGAGAAGATCACGGAGCACATGCTCTCGTATGAGGAGCAGAATCAGAAGTTGGTTCTCGCCGATCAGAAGATCAAGGGACAAGAGGATGCTCACGCCGAGCTTATGAAGACGGTAGAAGAGCAGGCAGCCAACGTTCAGGAAGGTAAGGATCGAGTAGATCAGCTTGAGGTTGCGCTCGCGCGCTCCAACGAGATGGCCCCCGATGCTGACTTCCGTGAGACGACCGAGTACAAGGGTCTTATCACTTGGATGGAAACGGCTGTCATCAACGAGACTCTTCGAACCGACGTTAACGTTGGTGCTGGATTCCTCGTGCCCAGTGAGTTGGACACGGAGATCCTGAAGACGATTACGGAGCTGAACCCCGTTCGCTCCATCGCTCGTGTTCGATCGTTGTCTGGAAAGTCTCTGGACATCCCCAAGCGTAGCTCCATTCCGAGCGCCGAGTACGAAGGCGAAGCGGAAGAGAACACTGAGTCCCAGAGTTCTTACGAGTTGCAGAGCCTCACCCCGTTCCGTCTGTCTGCCACCACGGCAGTAACGCAGGACCAGATCATGAATTCCGCTTTCAACATCGAAAGCGAAATGAGTGCTGACATGTCCCTCGCGTTTGCGGATCGAGAAGGCACCGACTTCGTGCAGGGAGCGTTGGCCAAGCGGCCTCACGGCTTCATGCAGGATGCGTCGGTCCTGGCGAACGTTACCGACTCTGGTGACGCGAACCTTGTTACCTACGAAGGTCTGGCCGAAATTACGGGCGAGCTGAAGACGGGATACGATCCGGTCTACGTGTTCAACCGTAAGACGTTGGCTTCAATCATGGCCTTCACTGCCACTACTGGACAGCCGATCTGGGCTCCCGGTATGAACGGTGCTGTTGCTAATACCCTCTTCGGGTATCAGTACGTACTGCTTCCGGCAATGGCTGACGAGGGTGCTGACGCATTCCCCGTCGCTTTCGGTGACTTCCGACGTGGCTACACTATTGCTGACCGCACGGGCATGACCGTCATTCGTGACGAGATTTCCGAAGCGCGTAAGGCGATCGTGAAGTTCACTTGGGCTCGCTGGAACACTGGTGACGTTGTACTTCCCGAGGCGATTCGTGTCCTCAAGTGCTCGACCTAAGCCGTAGTAGGTATAGACGAGATTCAA